ATAGTAACACCATACGCAGACGCGTAATAAATAATTAGTGTGGGGCTTCGGCCCCACATATTAATTTTAAGGAGAAACAAATATGGCAACATCAGATCAACAGTTTTCATGCAGAACTTCTGACGGTAGATTTGGTAAAGCAACAGACGCTTCAGGTTCATTTATTGGACCAGCTAGAATAACTTATATTCAAGCTGAAGGAGTTGCTAACAGTAATATTAAAATTTACGATGGAACAGATGCAACTGGAGCTTTAGTGTATGAAGCAAATTGTGGAACAGAAGGTTTAGACGTTTATGTACCAGGAAGCGGTATTAGATGTAGAACTGGAGTATATTTAGATTTAACTAATACTACGTCTGTCACAATTGGATATACCGGCTAGGAGATTAAATGGCTAATACTACTTCGGGCACTACAACGTTCGATAAAACTTTTGCTATTGATGAAATAGTAGAAGATGCTTTTGAACGTATTGGATTAACTAACGTTGCAGGTTATCAACTTAAATCTGCAAGACGATCTCTTAATATTTTATTTCAAGAATGGGGTAATAGAGGTATTCACTATTGGGAAATAGGAGAACTTGATCTTGATTTAATTGAAGGACAAGCTGAATATAAATTTTTTAGATCAAGTGATGATGGTACAAGTGCTACATCAAACCCAAATGGTGTGTATGGAATATCCGATGTCCTTGAAGCACAATTAAGAGCTAATAGAACAGCTGTAACTCAATCAGATAGTCCTATGACTAAAGTAGATAGATCTACGTATGCCGGTTTTTCAAACAAACTTTCTAAAGGTACACCTAATCAATATTGGGTCCAAAGACTTATTGATCATGTTAGTATCAGTGTTTATCCAACACCAGATTCAACAAATGCATCTAAAGATATGCATTTTTATTACATAAAAAGAATTCAAGATGCAGGAGATTATACAAATGCAACAGATGTACCATTTAGATTTGTACCTTGCATGACAGCAGGACTTGCTTTTTATTTATCACAAAAATATGCACCACAATTAGCTCAACAAATGAAATTATATTATGAAGATGAATTAGCAAGAGCACTTGCAGAAGATGGTTCAGCTTCAAGCACATATATTACTCCTAAAGTTTATTACCCAGGAACATAATGCCAAAATATGCAACAGGTAAACATTCAAAAGCTATTTCTGATAGATCAGGATTAGAGTTTCCATATAGAGAAATGGTTAGAGAATGGAATGGATCTCTTGTGCACTTTACAGAATTTGAACCTAAACAACCACAATTAGAACCTAAACCATCTGGAGCAGATGCAATATCTTTAAGACATATAAGACCAGATAGAATAGAACCAATTACAACTGTTATGATATCAGAAAATGGTTTTGAAACATATGCAGCAGGTTCTGGAATAATAAATGTTTTTGCACCAGGACACGGTTTAACAAATGGCACAACATATTTGTTTAGAGGACCACCCACACTATCACCAGGTACAGGCACACCTTATAATCCAGTTGGTGGAGCAGCTGGTAATCCTGTTTTTGCTTACGCAACAATTCCTAGCTTTGATGGAATAACAGGTGCACAAATAGGACAAGGTTCAGGATATGCTGTTACAACAGGAAAATATATTCCTGATACAGGAGACGGAAATCCAGGAAGAGGTACAACCGACTTTTTAGTTTCAAATTTCTTCTTCTTTACAGTTAACTCAGATACTGCTACAATTGGTGGTGTAAAAGGAGGAGGTTATGGTTGTTCAATTGGACCCATAACTATTGAAGGATGATTAAAAAAATTTTAAATTGGATTAAAAGTATATTTAAACCTACAAAACAAAAAGAAGTTGTTGAGTTGACATCTAAACAACAAAAAATTTTAAAAAAACATAAAGGGTAATAATGGCTGGATTAAGTGCATCAGGACTAAAAACTCAAATTAAAAGCTATACTGAAACAGACTCTAATGTATTAACAGATGCTGTTTTAGAAAATATTATATTGAATGCACAGTATAGAATATTTAGAGATGTGCCTATTGATGCTGATAGAAAACAACAATTAGGTAATTTTGTTGCTGGACAAGAATCTATTAACTGTCCGGCAGGAGCTTTGTTTATTAGAGGTATACAAGTTTATGATACAGCGGGATCTGAAATTACAGGAGCTAACAGATGGTTACAGAAAAAAGATCTAACTTATCTTCAAGAGTATCAAGATGTTACAGGAACATCTGCAGCTCAAGGTCAACCTAAATATTATGCTATGTTTGGTGGTGGTACAGGAGAATCTGATACTACTTCAGGAAGAATATTTGTATCTCCTACACCAAATACAACGTATAGATTTAGAGTTCATTTTAATAAGATGCCTGATCTATTAGAAAATAATGACACTAATTATATTAGTCTTAACTTTCCAAACGGACTGTTATATTGTTGTTTATCAGAAGCATATGGATATTTAAAAGGCCCGATAGACATGTTGACACTATATGAAAATAAGTATAAACAAGAGGTACAGAAGTTCGCTATCGAACAAACTGGAAGACGAAGACGAGACGATTATACTGACGGCACAGTTAGATTTAAAATTGAATCCTCTTCACCTTAATAGGAGATTAAATTATGGCAATATCATCAGCAATATGTTCAAGCTTTAAACAAGAGCTTTTACAAGGTAAACACAGTTTTGAATCTTCTGGTGGACACACTTTTAAGATTGCTCTTTTTACAAGTTCTGCATCTTTAGGTGCAGCTACAACTGACTATTCAACATCAAACGAAATATCAAATACATCTGGATCTGCATACACTGCAGGTGGGGCTACACTTACAAACAATGGTGTTTCTCTTTCATCAACAACAGCTTTCGTTGACTTTGCAGACGTAACTTATTCTTCTGCATCTTTTACTGCAAATGGAGCAATGATTTATAACACTACAACAAATGGTGGATCATCAACTACAGACGCTGTTGCTATCATCGCATTTGGTGGAGACAAAACAGCAAGTAACGGAACTTTTAAAATAGAATTTCCAGCAGCAGACGCAAGTAACGCAATCATCAGATTAGCATAGGAGGGTCACCATGCCCGACGTTTCATCAGGATGGGGCCGGTTAACCTGGGATCAGGCTAATTGGGGCGACGCCGTAACTTTAAAAACAGGTTGGGGTGCAAAGTCTTGGGGTGAAGACGAATGGGGTCAATTATCCGATGCTGTTGCTTTACCATCTGGTTTATCAATTTCAGCTAGTGTAGGATCTGTAACTGTTGATGATGTTCATCAAGGTTTAACTGGACAATCTTTTTCTGCATCTGTTGGTTCAATAAGTCTACCAGACATAGGAGTTGGATTCGATGGAGTGTCAGCAACTTTTTCTGTTGGTTCTATTTTACCAACGGAAATGTCAGTTGGATTAACAGGTCAATCTATAACTTCAGCTATAGGTGCTCCTGGTGTTAATGATTTAACCGTTGGTTTAACAGGTGTATCTTTTACTGCTTCTCAAGGAACTGCATTTGCTCCAAACGATACTGTTCAACCTTCAGGACTTTCAATAACTTCTGCACAAGGGACAGCTGGAGCAATATCTGAACAAGAAGTTTCATTATCTGGACAGTTAGTAACATCAAGTTTAGGATCTGTAACTTTACCAAACGCAACCGCTATAATAAGTGGTTTGTCAATGGAAGCACAAGAAGGTTCTCTTATTGGATTAGGGGGTGCACTAGCACAACCAACAGGATTATCAGCAACAGGTAGTGTTGGAACATTAGATCCTAATGATTTAACCATAGGATTAACTGGAGTATCATTTAGTGCTAGTGTTGGATCACTTACAGTTGTTGATATGCAGGTT